TAATCATCCAGTACAATGTTGTACCTTCGCGATTAACTTGGCCAGTACCAGTTCCAACGCCAGTTGCAACAAATATTGTGCCAGCTATCGGTTGACCCGTAATAGTAGTTGCTGCAGCAACGGTTTGACTGGTGCTAATAGTATATGTACCAGTGCCGCCAGTTCCTGTACCAAGTGCCGTGATATATGTACCAGCAACAATACTACCCCCAGTAATATATGTGCCAATAGCTAGAGCACCAGATGTTACTGCAGATACAGTAAGTGTTGTTGTAGATATAGTGCCGGTCACCACTGCTGTAGATGCAGCTCCAATGGCATTAAAATTAGTTGTTCCTAGAGATACAATTTTATATTGTAATCCTGGTGTAATAGTAGTAGCATTAATAGTGCCACCAATTACTGAAACATTAAACGTAGAAGTAACACCTTCGTTCATCGATGTTGGTTGCGATGAAAAACTATATACAGCTGATGCTGCTGATACGTCAACGATAGTTACTGATGTAGATGTAGCTACAATTGTACCAGTAATAGATCCAGTTCTAATGCTTACTGTAAAACTTCTAGAACCATCATTGATAAGATCAGAAATAGGAGTAATATTAAAAGATCCAGTATTACTTGTTATAGTAAATGATCCAGATAACGCTGTAAAATCTGCGTTTGAACTACTAATATTATTAACAGTAAAATATAGCGTTGTAGCATTAGCTACGTTAACAGTAGTAATAGTAAAAGAGCCTGCAGAACCTTCATTGATAGAAGTAGGAGTAGTAGAAAATGTATAAGTTGTTCCGGGTGTTATTGATGTATCATTAATCGTGCATACATTAGATGTAGCTACAATTGTACCAGTAACAGATCCAGTTCTAACACTAATTGTAAAAGTTTCAGGACCTTCTGTTGTAAGATCAGATGCTAGTGTTACTGTAAAAGATCCAGCATTATTAGTTATGGTAAATGATCCGGATGGCGAAGAAAAATCAGCATTAGAAGTACTAATGTTATTAACTGCCCAATATAGAGTCGTACCATTAGCAATGCCAACTGTGTTGATACTGAATAAGCCACTGCTACCTTCATCAGTTGATTGCGCAATTGAATATACTAATGTTGGAGTTAGTGATGTATCTATAAGTGTAACTGATGTAGATGTAGCTACAATTGGACCTGTGGTAGATCCAGTCCTAATACTTACAGTAAAAGTTTGACTTCCTTCTGTTAAATTATCTGCAGTAGGAGTAATAGTAAATGATCCGGTGCCAGAAATCGCAGATCCAGTTATAACAACAGATCCAGAAGATGCAACGAAATCTGCATCACTTGTTGTAACATGATTAATTTTATAAAATAGAGTTGTACCGGCCGTTACTTTAGTAGTATTAAATGTAAACGTACCAGGTGTAGTTTCATTGAATGAACCAGGCGGAGAAACAAATGTATATGTTGCATCACTAGCAGTTTGAGATGTATCTGCAATAGTTACTGTATTAGACGTAAGAAGTATTGTACCAGTGTTAGTAGATGTTACGCTTGCAATACCACCAGTTCCAGTTAATGTTTTTGTTGCACTGGCGCCGCTACCAGTAGTAGTACCACCAGAAACAGTGATTGTTGTATTTTGCACACCACTATAACCTGAACCAGAATTAACGACGGCAATTGATTCTATGGAACCATTATTATAAAAACTATCAGTAAGTGCTTGCTGTACCGGTATATTAACTAGAGATGAAAATTTATAACTTTTGAAAGATGGTATATTATACATATACTTCCATAGATAACCATCGCTGGTTCTAAATGGATAGTATGCGTTGCCAGTTGGTTTATCTATTGACGCCACATTTGCGTTATCTAAGCATTTATAAACATTATTATCAGAAGTTACAACATAAAAATTTCGGCCACGCATCACCACAGTGTGATCCCAGAATGGATACGTGGTGCCAGTTACCCAGTTATAGCGTGTAGTTACTAGTGATACATCATTACCAACGATCTTCTTTAGATAAAGAATATTATTTCTAATATCAGTATCTTCTTTAGAAGAATCAACAGATGTAGCTGATGTAATAGTAGTTGATGCAACACTCTGACTATTATTAACTATGTAAGTACCAACATTACCAGTACCGGTACCAACTGCAGTAATAAATGTATTTTCAGTTATACCTATACCTGTAATATACGTATTAGCCGTAATTGTACCTACACCAACCGCGGTTACAGTTAATGTAGTTCCAGATATAAAACCCGTAAATGATAATGGTATTACTAAGTCGCCCCCGCCCCACGGTTCGATCTTCCCAAGACCATAGTAGTAATTAGATCTCTGGTAATAGATGTCATTTAGCATCAAAGATGCTAATTCTGTATGAAATTCTGATCGAATAAGGCTAGGCATGTTAGACTTTAGCTAATTGTGATGGTCCAATTAATGGTAAGCGTATCATTTGCGTCTTTATTTACAGCATTAAATGTGGTATGACATAACAAGATGCCGCCAGATTGTGCAGTAAAAATTCCAGCTTCTGTAAGCGCTGCCGTACCTACACCACCTGCAAATGTATTACTATAAGTAATTTTATTAACATCGGCACCAGTTCCCATTGTAGAACTTAATGCTCCGTTTACTCTAGTGCTAGCAGCTTCAGTAAACAGTGTTTGTTGAGTACCACCAACGGTACCAGAACCAGTACCTAATGCCATATGTGTTGGAGCTACTGCAGTTGTAGTTACCATTATACGTTGTGCAATTAGACTTTTACCTAAAGTGGTAATTGCATTAGGAACAGTGCGTTGTTCTTTAATATTTCCAAATTGATCGCGAAGAACTATGTTTAGTTCACCGTTTGGTTTAATTTTATCATTGATCATGATTATTGTCCTATTGTTAATGTTGTTACTATTGCAGAGTAATTCTCGGCAAAGTAATCAGTAGAATAACCTAGATATGCTACTGTGGTTGTGTTGCTTGAACTAGCAGTGACGCTCTCGACAGCTAATGTTTTAGTTAGAGCAAGAATTTTAGGATCAGTTGCCGTAATACTTTCGACAGCTAATGTTTTATTTATATTAAGTATCTTAGGATCAGTTGCGGTAATACCATCTAGTAATAACTTAACCGCGGTTTTACTAGTTATTGATTCACTAGGAGTAAGTGAATCTGTCCTTAACTTAGTAATAAGCTTACTAGTTATTTGCTCACTGGCAGTAGAAGGACTCTCTGTAAATTTTTTGGTTAATCCATTAATAAATGCATCATTACTAAAGATATTATCAATGATATATTTAGTATCAATACTTTTAGTACTAACTATTTGAACAGCGAATTGAGTGTCTACTTCTTTTAAGATTTGCGAAAATAATTTTAATCCAGCTGGATGAACTGTCGTTAAAATATCTTTAAAGTTAGATCTATCTTGTTTTGTTTCAATTAAGTATGAGAACAGTTGATAATAATAACTATCCTGAATTCTCATCTGTTGATTAGAAATCTGTCCCGCGTCTGATGTATATCGGCCTTTAGTCTTACCAATAACATCAAACTCATATGTTAATACTAATAATGAATCTAGCCAAGCTAGATACTCTACTGGTAATATAATATTAGTTGATGATGATGTAGTTATTGGTTCAGTTGACGTTGCAATTACCGTAGCGCCACTATAAAAATCTGCAGTTATAAAATATGATTCTAATGCGTAACCCGTACCACTGCTTAATGAATTTGTAATACCTACAACATTATCACCAGTTGCGATACTTTCAGCCGCATTAATTATATAATTATAAGTTAATGGTGATGATGAAGTTACTGTTCTAGTTATTGAAGATGCTGGAACAAATGTGAATGGTGATCGCTGAAATGTTTCATTTTCAATGTGTGGATAACCATGCTCAATTATTTCTAACGTTAAAACGCTACCTATTGATGTAGTATCTAAAACTCGTGCAATTGTCTTTTTTGTGTTTAATGTAACACTATCTGTGCCAATATTAATTACTTGGCCTCTACTATAATCAGTTCCAGGTAATACTATTTTAAGTCTAGCTGGCGATAGTTTTATGATGCCACTATATATTAAAATAGGTTCGCCAAGCGCATTAACACCAAAAGCTTTTACTATATCACCTTTGACAAGTGTTAATTTAATGTTACTATCATAATAAAATCTCTTAACTAAACCATCGATGCCAATATCAATTATATCAATAATATCTACAACATAATTACCATAATTATTAGTTATCGATAACTGTGTAATAGTCTTGTTTGCAACTAATTCTACAGTTTGTTCAACCGTAATAAAATTAGATTGTTCCCAGTTACCATCTGAAGTTTTAAGAATATTCTCAGATGGATGGGTGATCGTAACATCTTCATTAAAGAAGGCACGAAATATAAACTTATAAGATTCTTCTGAACCACGAGTCTTAAAGAATTCACGTAATCGTTGTAAAACGAATCTTTCATCAGCAAGTTGATGTGTTGGAAAGAGCGCTGATAGTTCTTTCTTAAATTGAACAACAAAAACATCAAGTGTGTCTTCAATAGAATGAAGTGACTCTAGATCTTTATAGTTAGGTTGTGTTTCTTCAATGAATTGATAGTAAGCTTTTATAAAATCAACGAACGCGCCATATTCATCCCGTATATATGCCGGGATTTGACGACTAACTACAGTAGAAATTGGCGTTTTTGACATTACATTTGTGTGTTTTCTTGGATAGCAGTAATTATGATATTGTCGGTATCCGAACGAATATCAACTATCTGATTGTATTTAGCTAATACATTTTCATTTCTATGTGTGACAATGAATTCTAGATCTGAACCTACTAAACCTGTTATAAAAGCACTATAAACTATAATTAAACCACTAGTATAATCAACACTGCCAAATTCAGCATTAACAATTACTTTTGCTTGAGTAGTATCATTATAATAAAATAATCTTAAAGACCCCAATCCATCATCATCGATATAGTAAGTCTTACGATCTGCGTCTAATGTTATGTAAAACCCTGTTGACATAATATATTCTTCACCAAATCCTGCTTGAGGAATTGGGTTATTAAATGTTACTACATATTGTGCTGTTGTATTATAAACAACTGTTACAATTTTTCGTAAATGCATTGATATTACACTATTAGTAATACTGATATCAGTATCATCAATACTTCGGCTTAATCGCGATTGACGAAGTGCTCCACCAAACTTAAGTAAGTTACTTGTATTATAGTCAGCAATCGATTGGCGCACAAGAGTTTCAAGTTGAGTCGATGACTTATTAGTCATATTCGCATTGTAGTAAAACTTCACATTTAGTTGTACAATGATGTACTCTGGGTCGACCAGTTCTGGATAAATGCCGATTACAGCTTTTGGTTTTAATATAGTATCTCTTATGTACGTACGTTGAGTTGCAGTTAATACATACGCGTTTGTAGGTTTAATAGCAATATAAACTTTGCCATATACAGGAGGATTAGCTGTCTCACCACCCCAACATGTAATGGCATCTACCGAGCCATAGTCAGACTTAATGATACTAACATAGTCGTCTGCTGTGACTGCTCGATCTTGTGTCCTAAACTTATGTGAAACGTTATACTTAATCTCATCATTGGATTCAATGTCTTTACCACCAATTGAAGTAGTTGGCAGAGTGATAATTGGTGTACCAATGCCAGATGCTAAAGTTGTGCCATCATAGGAGAATAGTTTTATGCCATTAGCGGCACTACCGCTTGTGATCATATACTCAACAGTAACAACTGAACCAATGCCAGGCTCGTATCCTAGATTATTTTTACCAAAATACACTTTATACTTAGAGTCTTCAGTCTCCTTGACAAAGTACACCTTGCTGGTGTTGGTGAGTGTTATCATGTTATCAACAAAGGAATACATGGTGGAAGTAAATGATTCTGCTACATCTTGAACAGTAACTTTAAGAGTGCTGGTATCGATGTTTGTATTATTAAGCATCATCATACTATCACTCGACTGAAATATCGTGAACTTTTCCGTTACAGGCGTGCCTTCAACTAGTTCAATGTTTGGTATTTCAAAATTAGTGCCAACTATTCCTCCAGAAGCTTCTATAATATTATAGAAGTTATATTTAATTCCATTGATCGTAGAACTAAAGGCACTGTATTTAGGTAGCACTAGTGATAAATTAGTTGACGTACCCTTTGGCACAACCAGTTTAATCGTAGCTCTTGATGCATGCCTAGACACAGGGAGATAACCAAAGTTATTAGCTATGGACACAACACTATTCCGCTTGCTCGCTGAGTCAAGGAACATTTCATTGAATGCTAGGTTGGTGTACATAGCATTGTAATGTGTATTGTACGCCAATACGTCTAATAGTACGCTTAAACCTGAGCCTTCGAAGTCATAGTCTGTATATTCTGACTGAGCAGTAAGAAAAGTTTTTAGGTTTGCCTTTATCTGATCAAAATCTAAGTCTGATATTTTTATTTTATTCGTTGACATCAGCGTGTTCTTTCTAAAGTAAGACTCATAGTTATAGGTGTCACTGTATTAATGATCGCAAACACGATTGTGACATATAAACTATTACTGTCCGGTGTGAGTAGAACAGAAATGTCTATTAACTTAGCCCTTGGCTCAAACGTATTGATTGTGTTCTGGATAATCTGTTTAACTAGATTCGGTGTGATGTTTGATATAGGCTCGAACAAGACGTTATATATCTGAGAACCGATTGAACTATTAAACGGCCTCTCATAGTTTCGTGTCATTACTAAGTTCTTAATCGACTGCTTTACTGCGTTTTCGTCGTACTTCTTAGAGAGGTCACCCGTAACTGGATTAGCTATAAACGTTAAGTCTATGTCAGAGAAGTTTCTAGTGTTTTTTGCCATATCTTATTTATCACCCACTAAAGACGCGTGATGAACCAGATATGATGGGATGGTCACCACCATATGCATCTCCTATTCTACCTAAACCCTTGCCTTCAACAAATACACGACTAGAACCAGTGTCTAGTTTTGGAGGTGTTGGTGCTACTGCACTATGAAGTAAACCACCAACCATAAAGTGATCAGTCATTGGATCACCCTGCCTTACAGCACCAATGCCTCCAATCAACACTCGACTTGAACCCTCATTGGTAAATTGTGTTGAAGGCATCTTATATTTTGGTTTAGTCTTTGGGTTCTCGCCATGTGGAGAGAATACCCTGTCAGTCCCGCTTTTTCTAGCTACAGCTGGCATTACACGCTCCCCTTAGCTAATAAGGTTCTGAATGACGTTAACGCAGTACCAAGTTGCCAGTTCACAGTCTGAGCTATCGTTGTTGTATTTATAACTGTAGTGAAGCTATTGGTAATGCTCGTTGTTATAACATGACTCAATTCAAAGGTCTTTATAGTTGGAGGGTGCCATTCGATTAGTCCAACGTATGGAGTCGTGGTGTTCTCAGGCAGTTGTTGGATAGTTCCTCTATCGTCTATAAGGAAGGCATAGTAGTTATCAGTAAAGACACTACTTGAACCACCATTCATTTGAAGCGTGCTTGTTGTGGCTGAAGTTAGAGGAGGACCATTAACACCATTGATCGTATAGGAAGTCACCGTTACCGTAGATGGTGCACCAATATTCACGCCATCGTCATAGACGTATTGTATCTGAATGGAAAACGTAGACCCTTCATAGAATCCAGGTATTCTAAGCTCGGCACCAGTTAACTCCTCATCGCCAAGACCAGGAAATCCAACTGGATTAATAAGTGATACAGTGACGGTCACACTTCACCCAGCAACACTAGTTCATTCTTCTTATATGTCTTATCGTTTAAGAACGTCATCAGTTCTTTTTTGCCTGCACCATAGTTGTTGTAAGAGATATGAATCCATTGATAGCGTTTAGGATGTCCTTTGTCTGCATCTCTATACTCAAGTAGCAGTTGGTCAAAGGGAAGTATCGCTGCAAGTTTAACGGCCCAATCGTAGTTCGCTTTGTAACCATAGTTACCTGCAGGTGATATGTCAACCGCGCATCCACTTAAGTGTTGACTAGTCGCAGAACCACCAGAAGGTACGTATGATCTATAGCATGACGTCATTGTCCAAGCCTTACCAACTGTGCCGATAGCTTCATTGATAGGACCAAGAATGTTAACACAGAGAGCTTTAAGGTTACACACTATGTCTTGACTAGTCATGGCCTTTGTACCACGGCCAGGACCTGTACTATAAGTGCCAGGTGTAAGTTTGTTGTTATTCAAGACCTTACCAACAGTCCAGTTATAACCAGTCTTATCGGTGTATAGCACGAATGAATCGGGGAATGAAGCCATACCATGAATGATGCCGCAATCCGAGTCAGTGGATGTCGCAGCATTTACAGGAGCTGGTGCAGACTCTGCTGTAGTAGGGGGTGTTTCAGAGACAGGTCTTTCTTCATGATATGCTGTAGCACCAGGAGTTTTATTCTCATCAGGTGTCTCATATCCAAGATCAGCTTCTATGTTACGTGGGGGTGGTTGAAGTTGCTTAAACGACTGTGTGTTCTTAGTGCCAGCTTTAGGAGGACTACCTAAACCAGAAGGCGCAGCAGAAGCGGCGCCATTCGCTAGGTTAACTATTGAACCTTCGATGTTGGCATTGCCACCTGCGTTGACTTCAAAGTTGCCTGAAGACGTCAACTTATTCGTGCCTCCTGCAGTTACATTAACGTCTGCCACAGACTCTATTAAAATGTTATTGGCCTTTATCTTTAGGTCAGTGCCAGCATTCAAAGATATGCTTCCAGCAGCAGCTGCAGATATGTTACCGCCAACCGTAAGTGTGGTGTCACCTATCACGTCAATCACCGCATCTGCGTTTACTAGCACACGTGCTGTGCCATTGATGGTTACGTTACAATCGCCACCAATGTAAACGTAACCATTATGTTCGGTGATGACATACCCATCGCCAACTATACGATTGACCTGTGTACCATTGGCGTCTATCTCGGTGTATGTTCCCTTACGATGATAGATGTGCACCCGCTCGTTTTCAGGCGTATCATCAAACTCCATGATGTGGCCAGACTCAGTCTCCATCACCTTATTGTAGGGATACTTACCATTGTAGGGAATAGCAGGTTGCTTCCAAGTCACACCGCCTCCGGTCATGACATTGTCAAGTAGCTTTTGATCCTTGAATTCTACGATGGTGCCTTCAATCTTACCGCGCGCGAGTCTATTGGTATCGGGTTCACCAATGTAAGCACGAAGCGGATACTTCATATTAGGATCAACGAAACCCATGACTAAGTTTTGTTGCCTATCCGCGGGTAATCCGTTCTCGGCTACGGGTACTGATTGTGCTTCTTCACCAGGACTAGAACTCTTGTCAGTCTGCTGAGGCGGAGGTGTAGGATCACCAAGGAAATACTGGTAGAATGATTCCTTCTTTGGCCATCCACTTTGAGCGCCACCAATTGCTTTTAAGCCGGCTTGAAAATAACTTGGATCTGAATCAGACGTCTTTACTCGATCTTTGAAGTATGCTACAGCAACCCTAGCAGACTGAGCATAGTCGTCATTCAATAAGTCTGGCTGAGACACCAGATCAATGCCCGCTAACTTACCGTACTTCGTGTAGTTAGCGCGCCCAGTCAACTGAATAAACCCTCGGCCGTAGTACTTACCTCCATCTGTTGGTTGTGTGTTACCTAGTGATCCACCATTATTTGCAGGAGCGTAAACAAAGTTGAAGAATGTCTCGCGAGTTCCCTTCCATCGAGCGTACTGTGCGATTAGATCAGGTTTATTAGAAAACGTCTTTGCAAAAATCTTAGGCAGTGATTCAGCTGAGTAACTGTAACCTTCAGGCTTTGGCACCCAAGCGCACTCGCCTCCTGCGATACCAAGTATAGTTGCACGACCATATTTCCCCGTGAAACCAACTGCATCCATCGCAGCATTGAGTGCATCGATGCCAGCCTTCGCGCTTGCTGGAGGCACTGTTCCAGTCGTAATGGTTGGACTAGTGGGTTTAGGATCAGGCGCAGGAGTAGGGTTAGTGGTAGCAGTACCTGTTGTTACTGGTGTACCATCACTTGATACAACTGGTGTACCATCAGAACTTGTTAGTACGCTACCGCTTCCATCTACAGTGTTACCAGATTGTGCATTGGTGTCAGTGACATCACCATCAACATTAAGTTGAAGTGCAGAGTTGTCGGATGTTGGAGCAACCATAGTCTGCTCAATCCCACCAATTGATCCAATCATGATTGGATACTGATTGTCTTCATCCTGAAAGACAACTAGAACCCAAGTGCCTTCTACTAAACCAAGCGGAGTTGATCCAATACCACTCATCGCGGCCGAGGTGATCGACTGCATAGGCAAAGCCCAGGGCAAATCTTCAGTAGGCAGTACTGTCTTATCGTGAGTATGTAGACCAATTATTCTAACTTGACAGCGACCAAGCTTTAAGGGGTCACTGCGAGATTCTACACAACCTGTATATATCATTGTTTATTCCACTGAAGAATCTTTGCACAACTCAAGGATCGCAGTATGATTTTCGCGATTAATGATGTTATTTATTGCGGTGATCAGATAATTGCCTGAGAGCATACTATCAATCATGCCTGTAGCATTATTAAGATCAGCCGTATCATTTTCATTTATAGGAGCAGGTTTAGGAACCTCAATATAAACTTTCTGACCTACAGTGTAGTCAGTCCTACCATTAACTCTTATCTCTATCATATTGCTTTTCAACAACTGAATAGCAGAAGCTCGAGCTTGCATAGTCTCTGTGTTTGAAACATCATTAAATCCATTGAACACCGAGAAGTGTCTAACATTATTGTAAATAAAATTAACAGGTTTTGTTGGTAATTGATCTGAGTTTATAGAGAAGTCGTTGAGATGATTGATCTCACCAAATTCATCATACGCTACATAGTCTTTAACGTAGTATTTCTTTCGAAGCATATCATAAGAGTATATCCTAGACGCATAGGTACCGGCGTTAATATTCTTAAGGATGTCAAAGTTAGTACGCACCTTGATCTCTATGATCTGTTGATATTCCTTCTGTATATTTCTAATAGACTTACCATCAGGCAGTGTATCACGGACATAACTGCTATCAGTAAACGTTTGATACACTGGTAAATCATATAATAGATCAAGAGATACAAAGTTAAATCCTTCTCTGTTTTCAAAGAACAGATATGTAGGATTATCATTCTTATTAATTGCAGTAGCTGCTATATAATTTAAGTTCTTTATTGGAGACCAAAAATTAGAGATATACTTTGTTGTATTCTGTGTAGGCTCAATGTTAATATTCTTTTCGGTGTTTAATCCATCTTTACCAAGCAGTGATGCAGCAATCTCTGCAATATTACCTTTGTTTGCCTTAGATAACTTAACGTTTAAGTCTGTTAATGCTTCATATGATACACAATATAATGTATAAACAGAGTTGCGATCTGTAATCAATTCACGATCAGCTAATTTATAAACATAAAATTTACCACTTATCGTAGTATTTGGTTTATTAAATGTTGGTGTGGCTAATTCTATGGTGATTATCTCTTCGCCACGTATTGGTAGAACATTAATAAAATCGAGTGATTCACGGAGCGTCACCGCCATTGTAATAAATGGCGAAAAGATGTCTTCATATACCTCGATACTTAGTATTTGATCTCTAATGTCTAATTTGAAATTAGCAGAGGATAATAGTTCTATCTTTCGAAGAACTATTTCTCCTGCAAAATTAAGAGATTCAGTTGAAGTATCAGCAGTACTCATAGCATACCATTAAATTCTTTTAGTATAGTCGCAACCAATTGTGGATCAATGATTTTTATTTTGCGTTTTGCTTCATTTTGAGTGTATTCATATTGCGCATTAGATACTGCGCTATATAACGGTGTTAATGCGAATGATGAGACAATTAAGATGCCAGGATTCAGAGCACTTATATTAACTATATTCCTAATCGTAGGTTTAGTTTGATCAGGTGCAACAGATCTTAATACAGATACTGATGCATCTGTATTAAAGTTACCCAACCTCATTCTACAAGTTATCGTTAATGTTGATACGTCTACTGAATCAACACGAGCTGTATAACCATTAACGTTGTTCTTTAAGATGTCACCAACATTAATAACTGCTAGCAATGTTGCAGCTGATCCTGTTATAGCAGAAAAACCAATCTTTACGATGCCTTCTGAGGTAGCACCATTGTACAAGAAATGATGTGTATCTTCGCCTGATGAATACAACGCTGCTATCTTAGACTCAAGTTCAAACTGTGCTAGCGGAAAATCTTCTATGTAATCATATCGCTGATTAGCCAACATGATAATCCAATGATAGTAGGGTGTACCATAGATCTTTTCAGAGATGATCTCGGGCGTCTCACCCTCTGCTATATCATAGTAGTCATAGAGCGTAATGTTATCTAAGATAGCTTTTCGGAATCGCACATTACGAGTAATGTCGGCAATTAATCGATAATCTTTTCCGTTTGGTAAGTCAAAGTCATGTACGACTGTTGGAAAATTACTAAAGTACATTACATACCCCTTGTAACAGATTCTTTTGTAACGATAGCCAATTCCTTAAACGTCATATTGATGCCTATCTGTGTAGGCATACCATTCCTAAACGTATTGAACATACCCTGAGGTGTATAGTTAACGTTCATTTCAGTCAATACACAGGAGGTATGACGATGAATGTTTAAGTTTTCCCTGCCACCATTAAAGTATGTGATGTCAAACTCAGACGGATAGAGGAACAAAAAGTTGCCCCCGCCCTTGTACTCAGGCAGCATGTGATACTTAAACGCTTTGATGATCCCTAAAACGTTTTGTGCTTCAGCCTCATTCCTAGGAGCAAACATATACTCCATCGTGAATGACCTGAAGTCAACACCATTAAATATTTGCTCCTTCATTGGATTAGGTGCCAACCCAGTTACGGCTTGTAAAGCAGCACCTCCAATAACGCCTGCTCCCTTTA